GTAATAGAGATTATGGATATAGATAATATTATGTCATAAATAATAGTTAAAAAGGTGTTATAATAAATCTTAATAATGCAACACATTAGTAAGATTGTCTATATTAATATGGATTCGCGTGCAGACCGTCGAGAGCTTATTGAACAAGAGCTTCAACGTATTGGTTGGAAAGCGCAACGGTTTTCTGCATCTAGTTATAAAGGATGCCCTAACTCTGGTTGTTTGTTAAGTCATGCTACTGTGTTGGAGCAAGCATACGATGAAGGATGCGATAACGTGCTTGTGTTAGAGGACGATTTCAAGTTTATTGATGATGTAAGCAAAGTGCACAATGATATTAATGCATTTTTTGCAAGTAAATTAGACTGGGACGTGGTGATGCTTACTACGTGCGCTGCTGTGAAAGCGGAGCTACCCACGGAAATTAATAACGGTAATAGGAGGGATCATAAGGCAGTAGAGACAACTGCGTTGTCTCAGAATACCTTGGATTCAGAGCCGACTGTGTCGGCTCCTATGCCCTTAGTAGTCTCAAAAATAGTATCGTCGGGCAATGGGGCAGCATACTTGGTAAATCGACCTATGATGCTGGAGCTGTCCATGTTATTCAAGGCAAATCTAGAGAATTTGTATCAAACGAAACGACACTGGGAATACCAAAATGATGCGTTGTGGAAACAATTAATGCCACACTCAAACTGGTATATGTTTAATGACTATTTGGGATACCAACGCGAAGGTTACAGCGACCTGTCACAAGATTATAAAATTGCAATCATTCCGAGGGAACTACGTTCCCTCCGGCACCCTCCTAATGATGAATTAATACTAGAAAATCGCGCGTTAAGCCCCTCTATTCATTTTGAAATAGAACAACCGGATACATTGGAGCGAACCGATAACTTACAGCCCGCTTATACGCACGACACTATTGTCAACACAGTAATAGATTCGTTTATTAAGCGGTCCAACTTTGGATACCAAAAATATGGAACTACATTAGACCGCGATGATTTGTTGGTCTTGGATTGGATTCAGCATGCTCAAGAAGAACATATGGACGCAATTTTATATTTGGAAAAGCTGAAAACGTATTACAATAAATAATATATAAACGCAACATAACAACAGTATAAAATGGAAATAACAACAAACAAACAAATACTTGGGCTACGCATAATGCAAAAACACCACACAGTGTATGAAGTGCATGGGTCAAAAGGGCTTAATAACTTTCAAATAAGCGAAGCAAAAAAAATATATGCCGATACAAAAGACGCAAAATTGTATGCGTTAACCACTTTTTACAATAGTGCGTTTTCACGAACTGACAATGTATGGATAGAAGTTAACATTTCAGATTTATAATGAATATAAAAATTAAATATTTGTATATTCAATGGATAAGGGAACTACGTTCTCCGCCACTGTGTGGCTTACGCCTATGACCCCTCCTTTACATTTGCTATTGCAGTAGTATAACTATTAATATATCTTACAAGGAGGGATTATAAGGCGGTAGAGACAACTGCGTTGTCTCCGAATACCGTAGGGTTCAAGCACGCAGTGCGTGCCTTTGGCCCTTGTTAGAAGTCAGTGCTAAAGTCAAACACATCGCCTTTGACTTCTTTATTTGCAAGTGCATACTCGCTCACCGTGCGTTCAAAGAAATTGCTCTTACTCTCCAAACTAATGAGCTCCATAAAATCTAATGGATTGCCAACATTGTATTCCTTGGGACAGCCAAGTTGCATAAGAAGTCGGTCGCCAACAAATTCGATATATTGACACATGAGACCCGCGTTCATTCCAATAAGTCGACAAGGCAACGATTCCGTAACAAATTCTTTTTCTATTGCCACCGCTTCTTTAACAATGGTAGCAATCTCTGATTTCGGTAGTCTATGAAGCAACTTATTATGGATTAACACCGCAAATTCAGTGTGTAATGCCTCATCACGACTGATGAACTCGTTGGATAAAGTAAGTCCGGGCATTAAACCGCGTTTTTTAATCCAATATATGGCGGCAAAACTACTGCTGAAAAAGATGCCTTCTACGCACGCAAATGCAACTAGGCGTTGCGCGAACGAATTATTGTCGGTTTCGTATCCAATCCATTTGCGCGCCCAATTGGCCTTTTTGGCAATGGATGGGCAAGTTTCAATGGCATTAAATAGGCGTGACTTTTCGGTTTTGTCTTTAATATATGTTTCTATAAGCACGCTGTACATTTCAGAATGTATGGATTCCATGGCAATTTGAAACCCGTAAAACGCACGAGCCTCTGAAAGCTGCACATCCCCCATGAAACGCGTGGCCAAGTTTTCCATGACAATGCCGTCACTGGCTGCGAAAAATGCTAGAACCATTGAAATATAGTAGCGCTCGTCGTCCGACAGTTTTGCCCAATCATTTAAGTCTTTTGATAAATCTACTTCTTCGGCGCGCCAAAAGCAATCTACCTGTTTTTTATACATCTTCCATATATCATCGTCTTGAATTGGAAACATTACGTAACGAGAGGTTGATTCATGCAAAAGAGGGTCTGTCATTCCTAAATAATTATATAAGATGGCATCTATATTCTTTTGTATATGCAACCGTGTCCTACATTGCACCTACAACGTGGCAATAATATACTAGTCACAATTATTTACGAAAATGTTGGAGCACTTTGACAAAATTGACGCCATTTTCAAAACTTTGGGGCCGTCGATGTTTTATATGGAGAATGGTGGTGTTAATATCTGCCTTATAGTATTTGAGCAAATAGCACGCAACAATGGTGGCACTGCGTTGTACGCCCATTGCACAATGGACAAGCACATTTTTGCCACAGGATATGTAGTCGTGCATAATATTTAATATCTTAGATTCGTCGAGTATTTTGAGCAACTTATCGGATTCTTCGGGGTCGTCGTTGAATTTGAGGTAAACAATGTCTGGTTTTATATTTAATTTGTTGTAGTTGATTGTAACTTCCGGGCAACAATTGATTATGAGACCAAGCTCTGGTAAATTATTTTCAAATATAAACCCGGCGTCACCTAAATATAAGTGGTCAAATATTTCATTTATATGGTGCAACATATCATATAAATACTAATTATTTAAGGAGCGGGCTCTTCAACGGGAACAACGGGTTCTTCAACGGCAGGAGTATCAGGGACAACAACGGGTTCTTCAACGGGAACAACGGGAACAACGGGCTCTTCAACAGGAGCAACGGGCTCTGGGACAACAACGGGTTCAGGCTCTTTCACAGTCAAACCAAGTTGGGCGCAAACAAACTGCAACACATAGTTGTCATCAGCACTCCACAATTCATAGTCGGAGCCAGTCATTTGAAGCTGTTTCAATTCAAAGGCAATACCGGCAGTGTCATACAGAACAACAGAGATATTGGCTTGCTTGAACAACACGAGCTGAATTTGGTCAATACGGAAAGAACCGATGGTTCTGGTGGTCACTAAATCAAGAGGATAAACTTGGAACATTATATTTATTATACACAAATTATTATTAAGGGAACCAAGGTATTCAAAGACCTATAGTCTCTACTACCTTTGAATTCCATACTAATAAAGGGAAGTGGCCTCATTATGCCTTAATTATTCCTTTGTAATATCTAAAGGAAGGATTTAAAGGAAACCATGGGTTTCCTTTATGCGGAGCAACATAAAAATCCAAGTCTGGCTAAATCATAAAATGGACGTGGATGCTAAAACTATGCACAAAATGAAATTCATATACAATGCTGTTAATCGGGGCTGGAAAGTGAAAAAGCGAAAAGGCAAATACATATTCACAAAGGCGCATCACAATAAAACAGAGGTATACGAAGACGACTATTTAGAAAAGTTTGTTAAATCTTCAAGTCTATAGTTCACAAGTTAATGATATTTTCAATATGTGTTGCAATAATTTGCTCCAGTTTAGGCAATCGCGTATACAACTGGGGGTTCGACCCATCTGCATGTTTATTGAGATTGAACTCAATAACTATGGCACCTGTATTTGGCACCGCCGTAGTTTCAAATGCAATAAACAAGGTTTTTCCATTGATGCAAATTTGGCTAAAATGAGAGCCATGGACAAATCCATCAAACTTGGCGTCAATATATTTTTGGGTGGCCACGATTTTAGACTTATACAAGGTTTGCAATGATAGTGGGTCGTCGGGATATGTGGCCAAGTAACAATTGACACAATACCCTTTGTATTTGGTTGAAGCTGGCGGATGTCCACACTTATTATGGTTTGTTGTATTTTGCGACACAGCTGTAATAAACTTGGCATTCATGGAGTCTGGAACTCGATGCTCTGAACAATATAACGGTTTCATATGGCAAAATCCATAAACTGCTGGATTGCGACAATTTTCATGTTTGCATAACGTGGGCATACTTACTCCCCAGTTTTATAATCGGGGGCTAAACCGCACATCATAAATGGCTATATTTATTGGATTATTGCGCACATTTTCTATCGAATAATGGAGGATTATACATGTATGTAATCAATAAATATTTGCGCGTGTAGAGAATTGTGCTAAGAATCTTGGAATGGCGTTCAGATTTAGGAAAAGTTGTGTTTTGGGAGTATATAAAATGGGAGGAGCCCTTATGCAAATCGTCGCCTACGGCGCGCAAGATGTTTTCCTTACTGGAAGCCCCGAGATCACTTTCTGGAAGGTGTCCTACAGACGCCACACCAACTTCGCCATGGAGTCCATTGAGCAGACCTTCAACGGTCAAGCTGACTTTGGTCGCCGTGTTAGTTGCACCATTTCCCGCAATGGTGACTTGGCCTACCGCACCTACGTGCAGGTCACTTTGCCCGAGATTAACCAAGACATGAAGGGCAGTCAATCTGGCACTGGTGTCTATGCCCGTTGGTTGGACTACCCTGGTGAGCAACTCATTGCTCAAGTTGAGGTCGAGATTGGTGGCCAGCGCATTGACCGCCAATATGGTGACTGGATGCACATCTGGAATCAGCTCACTATGTCTGCTGAGCAACAAGCCGGTTACTACAAGATGATTGGTCACACCACCCAACTCACTTACATCACTGACCCCGCTTTCGCTGACATCAACGGACCCTGTGCTTCTACTGGTGGCCCCAACCAGGTCTGCGCTCCCCGCAAGGCCCTTCCCGAGACCACTCTGTACATTCCTCTGTTGTTCTGGTTCTGCAGAAACCCCGGTCTTGCTCTTCCTCTTATTGCCTTGAAATCTGTAGGGCAGAAAAACATCCGACCCATCACACGCGAGAACTGTGTTGGGGAATATTCGTTCGGGGCTCGCAATGGTCTACCTTCGGGAGGCCATCCCCAGATGTTAGTCGCTTGTTGCTGACTACCCAGTCGGGTAAGCACAAGCTGCGACATTTTCAAACTGCGGGAAAATCTTAAAGATGTTGGCTACCAAGCATTACGCGAAAGTATAATGTGGCTGAGATATGAACTCAGGTATGGTAATAATGCCACGTATGATGAAGACCAAAAATCTTCTGAAATAGACAATCCGCATCCAAGCCTCTACGGTCGCAATGATAAGACTATGAGGAAGGTTCAACGACTAAATGGAAATGGGTCTGAGAAGTCTAATCAACTTCAATGAAGGCTTAAGATATAGTCTATTCCCTGGCGCTTTTAAAGCAAGTTATTGTATGCAACACGTTAATCGATACAATAATGCCAATAAATACACCGAAAGGTGGGGTATCGTGAAGTGCAGTATCACGAAGTCAAGATTAACATCGATTTCCGCCCCATTGGTGAGTGCCTCTGGGCTGTGACCACTTTGGCCACCAGTGATTCCACCTCCAAGGCCGTCACCCAAGCTTACCAGCAATCTCTTGTTGCTGCCTCCATCTATGTCGACTTCATCTTCCTCGACACTGACGAGCGCCGCAAGATGGCCCAGAACCCCCACGAGTACCTCATTGAGCAACTCCAGTACACCGGCGACGAGTCTGTTGGTTCCTCTTCTAACAAGATCAAGATCAACTTCAACCACCCCTGCAAGGAGCTGGTCTGGGT